ATGGGTAGGAGGGAGCTGTCGATGCTCCCGGGGTTCCGACTTAACCTTGGACTTTATGTCAGGTTAAATCGGATGGCAGTAGCAAACTGCCACGACAACACGGAGTAAGTTTCCTCCGCGTGTTCGGGCAACCAATCCCAATTGGGAGAGATTGCCCACTTCGTACGATAAACTGGAACACCAAGCCTGATGTTTATTCGGGCCGAAGCCCTAAGTTTATCGTTATCTATGTCACCGCGCAGGGCAGTTATAAGGAGGCCGTCCGGGTTATACACCCGGCCTTTGGCACCCTTAGGAACTGTTATGTACCCATCGCGCAGCTTCATACTCTTTGGTTCCGCCGCCCAACGTCGATACTTGATCGACTGGACATCGGAATCAGTTGAAATAGAGTATAAAGCCACATCGAGGGGTACCTTAATCCCTGCATCGTCATTCTCATAAAGAGGGACCGGTAACCACCGGACCTTCTTCACGAGGCGACGTATGGTCTTCCTGAGCGGTATTCCGCTCATGGCAGTCCATGCGTTAAGACGATTTATGGCGACATAGCGTGAGGCAGGTGTGGCTAGGGATTTCAGATAAACACCCCTAACTTGGTGACCATTGAAGTAGTCACCGCCACATGACTCACGGAACGGTCCTTCCGAGAAGGACTTCTGCTCGTTGACTTGGAACCCAAGGAGATTCAGGAGGCGAACCGTTTCACGGTAAGCCTCTTTAAGGACGACGATGTCGTCCCCGAATACCCCGAAGTTCCCTAACTCGATAACTGAGAGCTTGCGAATTCTCTCAGGAAACCGGGTTAGATCAACTCTATCGCAAGCTTTAGTCTTAGGCTTTATCAGCCGCAGACCAAGATTGTAATAGACAGCAGAGACGGCACAACTGAAGATCATTGTCTGCAAAGGGAATGTAAAACCATTCCCCATGCTAGATACCATCTTCAAGTCAACGACGCTACCGTCAGGTAGCGTAGTCTTAGGAGATCGAAGAATACCCAACCATGCCAAAAATGGCCTTGGGAAGGTTTCTTCAAGCATCTTAAGACTCACGGTGTCGGAAGCAGACTTCAGATCTATAGTACATAGATCGTTAGTTTTGCTACCGATCCGCGCGAGGTCTCGGTTGAAATCAGGTTGCGAAGAAAGGTCAATTCCGAAGAATGACTTTAATCGCTTGCTGATCAACTCACCTAAGCCCAACTGGAAATACATGTTGAGATTAGGTTCGGTGCAAATCACCCGAGATGTGTCGGCGTTCTTTGGAACGAAGCTTAAGGAGTTACCTTCAACTACTGTAGGTCTACCATAGTGAGATAATCTCAGCCTTTCGGCTGAATCCCACAGAGGAGACCCTTGATAGTAGTTCCGGAAAGCCCGGTAGAGACCCTCAGATGTGCATGAGAGTGGAGAAGAGAACAACTTTGTATAAAAGTCAGATCCCTTCGCCAACAATGATGCACCTGGACCAGTGCGAGCTGACTGCAATATCTGCTCGAACGAGTCCACTATTGAGTTGATGCCTTTACCCGGGAAAATGAACTCATAGACCTGCTGTTTAAACAGGCCTAAGAGGATATCATCTTCCAGGGTCATCGACTCACGTCTGAGTGACCAGTTCCCACAGCCATCATTAGCTGTAAGGAACTTGTCTAACGCAGCACCATCCGCATCTGACGAAGTTACGTCCTTGAATTTTCTCAAGAGTGATTTCGCCAGATGTAAGGATCGGAATTGCGTTAGGGTCATATCTGGCCAGTAATCCTGCGCCTCTGCCGACTCTGGTGAGTCGACAGTAGCAGGAAGATGGTCAGAAAGGTCATCGAGAAGGTCCATATAAAGAGCGCGGTACGGGAAGCCCATAACCAGTCTCCTATGTTGCTAACGTCGTTTATGCAATCAGGAACAGGTACTTCTCCTCTTCCGTTAGCGGTGGTTCCTCTTCCTTCTCCATCTCTGGAGGGGGAGTTGGCAAAGGGCGGTGCAAACCGCCCCCAGGTGTCACGTCTATCACGCCATCGGCGTGAATTTCGTGGGCACAACCTGCTAACGACAAGAGAATGATACCAACCAGGCTAAGCGAATATAAACATCGCATAGGGACCTCCTTAGAGGTATCCCTCGATGGTCATATCGCCCAGGCCTGCACTTTCGGAGTAACAAAACCCGAAATGTGCTGACAGCATTGCCCGAATGTCTTCGGAATCAGCCTCATCAGCGCCTGCGGGGATCGAGATTTTCGTCTCGATCATCGCAACACGCCGAGGCTGTCCGGCCAAGGGAAGCACACCTTTTCGAGTGCGCACCTTGTAGACATTGTAGGGCACGTTGGCAATAACACCAGTTCCCGGATTGGGAGTGCCCAACTGCTTGAAGGCAGAGGGCTTCTCAACGGTAATGGTGAAAGGAGAAGACACCGAATGCGCCGCAACGCCAGATTGCGTCCCGCCAAGGGCGGAGACAGCTCTCTGTTCGCTGTGAGCATTTGGCGACGTATCCTCAGTAAGAGTGTACGTCGGGCTGGTTAGGCCTGTCTGGGCGGACCCCGTAACAGGGGAAGTCCAAGCTACTGACATGGAGGTATTTCCTCTATAGTGTTAGTACGCAGCGGAATTACTACGTACGGACGAGCTTTGCTACATCTTTCGACATGCTACCAAGCGCCGCAATATTTAGCGCTTGGCCCAACCCTGGCAGGGAAAACGTCAGGGTAGGAACCATGGCACCCGCATAATTCGGGTACCTGGTAACAGTCTTAAGATGTGACTTAGCTTTCCCGGGCACTGTTGCAACATTGTTGGAGTAAGGTTTAGAGTTTGCCTCCCAACGGAGGGCTCTATAACTTACCCGATGCGTAACAGTTTTGTTAGTCCAAAGGACTGACGAGCTGTTAAGCGTTGCAGCAGAAACTATTTCGCCAATATTGACGAAATAGTCAACGAGGAACGAATAAGGGATCAATTCCCATACAGTAGGCAGCCAGTTAGAAACGTCGAAACCGACGCGTCTGCTGTTCTGCAAACTGTATGATCCCGCATCGACAAGTGACTGGTATCGCACCATGACCTCCGATATCGCATCGAAGTGCACGGTGTAATACGGGTTGCCTTCATTGGACACCATGGATCCAGTATAAGGATAATGGATCCGATCGTATCCAAAAGCAACCACTTTCCTCCGAGGACGGTCCGTCAAAAATCGCGATTCCGCCAGTGCCTGAGCGGCACTGTCGATATCGCTAATTGTTGGCGCCCATCCAAAGGAGTGTTCCAGCCACAGATCCGCTATACTGCTTTCGCGCCTCTTACGAGGTTGCTTTCTAAGGTCCCGCGAACGTTTCTTTACGTCCGTTAAATAGGTCCTTAGTCCGCCACGGAAGCCGCGTAGTGGATTCCTCAACATACGTACTAGGTCATTAATTTCCCCAGCAAACACACCACCTTGGAAGGTGGTCTGAGCGCTGCGGACCTTTCTGACCCATTGCGTAATGGCCCGGTTGTTGGCCTTCACCTCGGAGAGTCTATTGACCTGTCTGCCAGAAGCAAATGGGACGGGATATAACATCCCGTAACATCCGCTGCTGACTTCAAGGTCTTCACAATCGATGAGTGTAGGGTCAACTCCTGGGGGCGGATAGTGCCTATCCTCGAGAAAGAACGGTTTCCGTTCCAGCGAATACTTCCACCCGTACATCGAGGTGGCAGCATTCTGACCGGTTCGGATCTGTTCTCTCCATTGAGGATTGGTCCATCCTTCCCAGTAGTTGTCCCTGGTCTCTAGACCGGAATACTTAGCAGGGACTTCCCTGCATTTGTACTCGGTCCAGGTACCACGCCACCAAGGTTTGTGAAGCTTTGTATGCTTCACTACCTTGACTGGTATATTACCCATCTTGTGATTTCCCTCCTAGGGTCTGGTTGATCACCTACGGATGTAGGCGACCAATTGACTACCACAGGCTAGACAGCCCT